CCTGGCTGGCGCCAGAAGTGAACGCCGTGTTGATCATCATGTTGCTGAAGTCATCGACCGACGAAATAGTACTCGGCCTTATCAGACAGTGCAGCGCCCACGACGCGCAGCCATCCAGCAACAAGCCGACGGTGTTTGACCCGATATCCAGGTAGCTGTTACCGTCGAACGTACGAGCCACGGTTAAGTTTCCTTCAGTTCTACGGCGATAAGCTGCGCATCTCCTGCTGCGGTATCGTTGCTCACGTCGCGCGTAATGCGAATGCGGAATGCTTCGCCGACCGCGATGCTGTCCATGTTCGCGCCGTTGCTTACTGCTACATTGGTTGTGCTCGGGATGCCGGACGTGCCGTCCACGGTTGCCGCCGTGATCGTCTGCGCGGACGCAAACGAGTCGGCGTCCAGGTCGGTGTTCATGCGCTCGAACTCTACCGTCCAGCCGATAGTGCCGGCAACGGCAGTCTTCGCCATCCAAGTTGCGTACACCGTTATACCGCCGCCGGCATAATGCCGCGGAACTATACCGGAAAATATAGCAGACTCGGCGGTCGTCGTGTCGAACTCAAGTACAGGGTGCCCGTTGCGTTCGTTGAACGTGGCGAAATTGGTCGCGGGCGGTTCGTTCGCAAGAACGCCGAAGACGGCTAGGGTTTGCCCGGTAGCCATGGCGTTATCGGTTTACGATTGCGGCTAGTGCTGATACTTTCTTGTCGTGTTCGGCGATACGTTCCGTCAAGGCAGCTTCGTCCGCAGCCAGGCGCTGCACCTTGTCTTTGGCCTGCGCGACCAGTGCTTCAAATTCCGCGGCCTTCTTCGACAACTCGGCAGCTACTGCCTTGTTCGCCTTCTCGGCGAGTACGACTTCCGCAGCACGAGTGTCAAGCTGCGTCGCGATGCCCTGTGCTGTCGCCTTGGCTACCTCGACTGCATCTTCCATATCGCGCACGGCAGCTTCGCGCTGTTCGAGTGCGACGGTCGCTTCGGCCGCTTTCAACTGCTCGGCTTCCGCGCGAGCCTGCGCAGCTTCCGCAGCTTCGCCGGCCTTTTGCAACTCCAGCAGTCGTTTCGCACACGCCTCTTTGTCGGAGATGAAAGCGATCAGACTGAATACGCCGGCTACATCCGGGGGTGCTGTTTTTGCGTGCACGTGCGTGTTCATCATGTTCCTGTTCCTTACGCAACGTCGATGGCAGCCATCTTGTGCCCCGGCGTTACGCCGAAGTAAAAGGTGCTGTTCGCTTGCAGACGTAGGCCAGTGATAACAGCGGTCGGATTGACGCCGAACTCAACGGAAACCGCTTGCGCGGCCGGCGTGCTGACCATGATCAGGCGCGTGTTCGCGTTGAACGCAGCGGACTGAGCAGTCGTGCCACTCGTGCTGATCGACTGATCGCCGTTGCCAGGCTCGCGGCCAGCTTGGATGTACTTGCCGTACGTTACGCCAAGGTCAGCGTACTCGCGGAGCGTCAATGTGGCCATGCTGTCCCCTTACGACGCGCTGTCGATCGGCCAGGTGCGGGCCGATTCCATGACGTCCAGAATCGAGCGAACCTGAGTGATAAGACGCTGCTTTGCTTCGTTCGTGCTGCCGTAAACGCTGTCATCGAACACGATCTGGCACACTTGCGAGCCGGCCAAGGTGCCGCCGCTTGACGCGCCGACGATGTTCGTGCGACCAGCTTGGACTTGTACGCCCGCAGCCGGTGTTGCAATGCCAATGTAACGAGTGGCCATGTTTGCTCCTGATTAAGTGCAAGTTGAAAGCGCGGTGGCGATCTGCTTCGAGTCCGGCACCGGATTGCCACCGGCAGAGCCGTCCGTCTTCTTGCCCACTTCCTGCAAGTACCGCTGCAGCGCGGCTGCAACTTGCGCATCTGTGAACGCAGCCGACATGATAATGCTCATGTTGGCGTCAAGCACGATGGTCTTCGGGGTCAACGTCCCGGCAATGTCCATGAGCACCAGGTTCACCGGCGAAACAGGTGAGCCGTGGCCAAGCATCGGCGTGACTTTGGTTACTGTCGCGTTCGGTGTGCAGATGATAAAACTTGTCGGAATCGCCATACGTCCCCTCAAATAAAAAGGCCGGGGGCGGGGCTTTCGCCTTGAATGCCCCCGGCCGTAGCGTCCCGATATATTACTCGGGTAGAACGTACTCGACGTCGATGAAGATGTCCACCGGCGTACCAATCACCGTGACGATCGCCAGGGCGATATCGACTTCGGTGTCGCTTGTGGCGCCAGCCGTGCCGATTGCCGTGACGTACGCGGTCGCGATGTCGCGGCTACGTTCGAGCGCGGTCTGGACGGTGTCGAAACGCGCAGCCGTGCGTGCCGTGGTGGCAAACACGGTGGCGAAGACGTCGTCGTCGATCGCAATGCCGTCCGGACGATACAGGCCGGCCTTGACAGCACCGGTCGTGGACGTCAGGTTCGTCATTTCCATGCCGATGATACGAGCACGCACCGGCAGGCGAACGAAGGTGTACCACTGGCCCACCGTGCCGCCGGTCAAGCTGGCAGCAGCGATGTAGCCTTGGGCGTGACGGGAAACGCCACCTTTTTCGAGGGCGTTTGTCTTGACCGCAGGAACTGCACTTTGGTCAGTTACGATTTGGGACGAAGAAACGAGAGCCATGTCAGTATCCCCTTAGATTTGGTCGTCGCACTGGATGCGGATGGATTTGCCCAACTGCGTCCGGGTTGCGCCGAGAGTCATCGACAGGTACACTTGCATTGCGTACGACTTGTCCGGACGCGGACCAACTTGCGCGTTCAGATCGTTCCACATGCCCAGGTACAGGCCGGACTTCAGCCACAACGGAATCAGCCGGTTGCCGGACGTGATCGTCAGGCGCTCGGTGAGCACGAAGTTCACGCCCATGAAGCGCGACACACGGCCGTCGACGAGAACTGCGCTGTTGCCGTAGTCCTTGTTGACGACTTGAATTTCCTTGAGCAACGAGTCGTGCTCGTAGCTGGAAATTGCACCGTTGACCGGTTCCATCAGTTCGCCCTTGTTGGCGGTCATCAGGATACGGACACCCAGTTGCAGCTTCGCAACGTTCAGCGCGGAAGCCGTGCCGCCCGTGTTGATACCCACATCGTACGTGCCGGAACCCAGCGTGCCGAAAGTCTCGGACGTGGTGCCGTTTTCGCCGGTGTAGTTCGTGCCGAAAATCGCGGCCAGGATAACGTCATCCTTGACACGGTTCATGGCAGCCGCGCCAGCGCGAGCGTACGGGCTGGTCGGGTCAATGATCATGCGCAGCTTGTCTTCGTTGTCGATCAACGAAGCCCACTCGTAGTCGTTCGGGAACACCCAGCGCTTGTCTTGCGACAGGTCGAGCAGCGGGGTATCCGAGTGACGGCTGGTCTTGAGTACAGCGGTTGCCGAGCCGAACTGCTCGACGATGGAAGCGGCCTTGCCTACGTGCGAGCCGGTCGAAACCAGGCTGGACAGGCGGGAGCCTTCTTGCTGAAGCTGAAGCTCAACGTTCGCTTTGTACTGCTGAACGTTTGCTGTGATAATTGCATCTGGCATTGCAGTCTCCGAAAAGTTTGAAAATCAACCAGTTATCGTACTGAGGCTACGATTCGCCGGCTTATCCCAAACTTTCCGGGGGCCACTCGGTAGGCTACTCTCGGGGGTTTCCCTTGTCCGAATGTTTCCTACCTATGTTGATAGTGTATCATACTCAAAACAACTTCTTCACATCCGACACTTGGTCCGCTACCGGCTTGGACTCCGGCGGCAGGCCAGACAGGCGGATACCTTCCAACGCGTGCTGCACGTCGATGCGGTTGAACTCGTGTCGACCGGTTACTTCGTGCCGCTGCGAAACCGTCTCGAATACGCGGATAACGAGCGCAACTACTTGATCTTCTGTCATGTTTAGTCCTTGTACATGATGCCGAACAGCATCGTTTGTTTTTCCTTCGCCGCCTTGTGGCCAGGGTGTTGCGCATCCCGAAGCGCCGCGGTGGCCGTCGGGTCAAGTAGCATCGCTTGCCACTGGGCTTTGGCTTCCGCCGGGGTGAGGGTGTTGCTGAACGAGTTTGCGCCGTTGCCGCTGGACTCGGCACCTACGAAGCCGGACTCGCCGAGCTTCTGACCAAGCCCGGCCATGAACTTCATGGTCCCGGCGTAGCCGATCGACTTTTCCATCGAGTCGATCATCTCGGTCGTAAAGCCGAGTGCCTTGCCGGCGGTCGTCGCCGCGTTCATCATGCGCTCGTAGCCACCGCCCCACTCGCGCTGCAGCGTCGCCTTGTCGTTCGTCACACTGAGTTGATAGTCTTCGGCTTGCTGCTTCATGACGCCGGCGACGTACTCGGTGTTCTTCGCGACGAGCGCCTTTGCTACGCTGGCGGGCAGGCCCAGTTCGTGGAACGTGTTGCGCGCCCAGCCCAGGTAGTTGTCGTCGAACGCCGGCTGGCCTTCCGCCGGCTTGCCCAGGTCGTACTTGTCGGCCGTTTCCGGCAGTCCCAGCTTCGACATGACAGCGCGGAAACCAGCCGGGTCGTCCAAGCGCGGCAGCGCCACCATCGTGTTCGGGTCGCGCCCGATCAACTTCTCGGCACCCTGGTAGGACTTGATGACGTCCGCCGGGGATTGCCAACCTTTGTTTGCTACGTACGCTGCTTCGGTTGCGTCCGTGATGCCGTGCCACGGCGCAGCATTACCGCCTGACGGTGCGCCACCTGACGCCGGGGTGCCGCCTTCCGGGGTGCCGCCTGCTGGTGCTTCAGCCATTATTCCTGCTCCTGTTCGTCTTCGTCTGCTTCCTCTTGCTCGTAGTTCGCTTCGTCGTCGTTCGCGTCAGCAAGTGCTTCGCTGTCCGCTTTCGACTTCTCTTGCAGCGCGGCCAGCCTGGATTCTTCAGCCGCCTTTTCTTCCGACGCGATGCGCGCCAAGTCTGCCTGCAACGTTTCAAACGCACTTCCTGCGGGATGGTTCACAGTCCTAGCTCCTTAAGTCCGTTGATAAAGTCTTCCGGGTGTAACAGGTCCATGCACTTGTTATCACCGTAAGCGCAGAACCTGAAGTCGAGCCGCGTCAGTTGCCAGTTACTCTGACATCCCGTGCATTCGAGATTGCGCGGGCCGACGTAGCGTATCTTGTGATTGTGGTCACCGCCGCGCGGGATGTAGCGATGCTTCGGCAGCGTGGTGCCCATCGCGTAGACAATCGGCACATCAGTTGTGCCAGCCAGGTGCAGCGTGCCGCCGTCCACGCCCACTACAGCGTCCGCGTGTCCGAGTATGTCGCGCAGCTCGAGCAGCGTTGTCTTCTCGCGCCAGTCGTCGCATTGCGCTACGAGCGCAGAGGGCAACTTGTCTATCTCGTCGCGGATAACAAGCGGCTCGGACAACTTGTCACCAAGTTCCGCACGCACCTGCGACATCTTCGTGCCTACAAGCACAGGCAAGTAGTGATTCTCCAACAGCCACTCAAGTACCGGCTGCATCACCTTTGCCTTGAACAGCTTGTTGTCGGACGTTGCACCCACAGGGACGACGACGTAGCGGTCCGGAATCTGGCGATAACCCAGCGGCGCAGCGTTCGGGTAGTTCCGTTGCGACATGCTTTCCGGCCTGGCATCGATCAGGAAGTTGAAAGCGTAGTCCACCATGTGCACACGATTGCGTGTGTGCGAATTCTTCAGCGCGGTGTTCATCGACACGGACGCGTTCGGCCATGCCTTCTCGCGATCGGCGCGACTCAGTGGCACGTCCACAATGTTGCCGATAACGAAGTGACCGTACGGTTCGAGCAGCACGCGCACCAAGTCCATCTGGTAGGACGGTACGTACACGTGCATGACAACGTCGGGCACGACAGTCTTGCGGGCGTGGATTATCGCTGGCAGGGAGGTGATCATGTCCCCGAGCGCAGCGTGATACAGGATGAAGCGGTGATCATCGTGTGTGATGATCTGTCCGTTGTCACGATACATTGTCAGTTCTCCCGTCCAGGACTTCCCACAGTTGGTCTTCCGTCAACTGCAAGTGTTGCTGTATGCGCAGCCACACTTCGCGGCGACCGTCGAGCTTCGACTGCACGCGTTCGTTGTCGTGAAACGTACTTTCTGCGGCACGACAAAACACGGCCAAGTCCGCTAGGACTATCTTGCCGGGGGGTGAATTGAAGATGGAACGGTAACTATAACGACGATTCCATAGGAATCGCTTGGCGCGGTCCAAGACCGACATAGGGCTGCCTTATCCTTGAGTGGGGGCGGTATTACTTTATTGGACGTACGACGTAGCGCACTGCTCCGTAGTCATTGTCTTTCTTGTCCGCCGCATTCGATGCGCGACTGCGCGAACTGTACGTGCCGACACGAAAGCCTGTCTTCGAGTCGATTATCTCGTGTGTTTCTTACGGCGGGCTGCGTTTGCCGATAATATCGTCACTGGCTTGTCCCATGATCCCTTATCCTTGTTTGGGGGCTTTTGCTGCCATGCTCGCCAGCGCGGGCGCAGCGTCTACCATCTGCTGTTGCTGTGCCTGCTCGGCGCGTTGCTCGCGTACTGCGTCTACCTCTTCCTGTGTGCGCGTCCATGCCGCGGGCGCGCCTTGGATGTCAAGAATCTCGGGCATCGCCGCGTCGAAGTTGAACCAGTCCAGCGGTGCCGGGTCCATCGTGTTCTTCGCGTAGTTGCCTGCCATGTCGAGCGCGCGCAGGAAGCCGGATGCCTTCTCCGAACGCTGCATGCGGGACATCGGCGAATCGTACTCCAGCTTGTACTCGGCGCCCTCTTGCGCATCGCGCAGGATAGCGGGCGGTGTCGGCAGCAAACCTTGCCTGGCCAGCAGGTCCAGGTCGCGCTCGGCAAGCGGCCCCAGGAACTCAGCCTGAATGCGGCCGGCGGTCGGCGCCAAGAGCATGCCCTTCTCGCGAGCGCGTTCGAGCACTTCGGTGGCCGTCATCTGCGGCGTTTCTACAAGAATCTGGAATAGCGTAATCAAGTAGGCATCGTTGATAATGGCCTTCTCGATTTCCATCGCTTTGTCGCCTACCGTGATGTTGCCGGTGGGCAGTACGTCGATGAGCCGTTTGCCGTCCTTGTTGAGTCCGCCAGGGTTGAGCGCGCCGGCCTTCATGCTGAAGCTGCCGAGGTTGCCGTCGTCGTGCGACAGCAGCACCGGTTCGAGCGTACGGTGCGCCTGCTTGATTACCGCCTTCTTCTCTTCGTTCAGCAGCTTGATCGACGGCAGCACCCACTGCGTCGGTCCACGGCCGTACACTTCGCCGGGCGCCTGGGTGTAGCGCGTGATGCTGTACGGGAAGGTGTTGTAGCCACCCTCGCGCATGATCTTCTTGTCGTTGACCGCGATGTAGAGCGACGCGAACTTCATACCCATCGCGTCCACGCGAACAGGGTTGTAGTCCGTGCGCGGATACACGCAGTGTACGATTTCGTACTTTGTCTCCGACTGTGTAGCCGATGCGGCGGCCTGCTTGATGGCATCCGGCGCCGCGTCCCCGAACTGCTGCACGATCTGCGAAGCAGTCAGGTAGAACGACCGATACAATGTGTCGATGATCAGCGCATGGTTCTGGACAAAGTACGCTTCACCCAAATGAATGTTGCGGTAGCGTAGTCCCTTTGCCCCGTCGGGCTGGTCGGTATAAAGTACTCCGTTTCCATAAGCACCCAGTCCGAGATAAACCTGCTGGGAGTTGCCCACGAAGTTTGCAATGGGGCGATAGCGGTAGCTGAAGAGCAGGTCGTTGATGTCATCGAAGTACATCCTGACAGCGCGGTTGCGCTTGAGCATCTTGTCGACGGGCACAATCCTGTGCCACATGGCGCTCTGCGGTGTGACGAGAGATTCGATTACGCTAGCGAAGCGCTGCACTGCGAATGCGGCAGTCGCATCGAATTGCCGTTCGGTTTTTTTAGCGCCCTCTGATCCGAGGTTGGCACCTACTCCACCGCCCAGGAACGTGTCGCGGTGCGCCGGCAGAACAAGGGACGCGCCCTCTTCCCACTGGTTGTTGAAGTTGCTGCGATCGGTGCGGAGATTCCCGAGCCGTTGCAGATGATATTGCGCCAGGTCAGCCACGTTTACCCCGCATTGCTCCGCGCGTCTTCTTTTTCGCTTTTGCTCCGGCACGCACACGCAGCCGTTCGACTGTGAAGTATCCCCGATTCAGGTACAGCACACCCTCCGCAGCAGCCGACTCCGGCCGTGCTTTGGTCAGCCGAGCCACACGCACAGCGACCTTCTCCCTGCGCGTTACTTTCTTCGGCGTGGTTTCCATTACCCACCGAGCACGTCCGCGGCCGCGTCCATGCGCTGCTTGCGCTTGAGCATCCCGCGTTCCATCTGGTCGTCCGCCGCCATCGTCGCGCCGGCCACGATCGTGGATTTGCGGCCCGCTGTTTCCTGCTCGTACGCAGTCTTGCGCTGGGCGTCGGCAGCAGCCTTCGCGGCGATCGCGGGGTCCGGGGGCGGCGGCGCAGCCGGCACTTCCGGGGACTTGATTCCTAACACTTTTCCGAAAAAGCGCGACATCGTTGACTCCTGATACCTATGCTGATAGTGTAACACGCGTCAAT